ACCAATTGTTGTTGAAAACGATTCCACTGGAACGGAAGAGGGTTTATACACAGACCCCCGTGGGTATATAGAGGAAAACGAAAAATTTTGGGGAGAATAGTAATTGAGCGGTAAAACTATAAATGTCACTATTTTTGAGGAAAAATACCCAACAGAAGATAGTCCTCTAGCTACTGTCAGATACACAGAATATGATGCAGATAGACAAAAGGTGCTAACAGTGAATCAGGTTGAATACTATGAGCGTGAATATTTTCATTCTCAGGTTTTACAGGCGGTTTGTTATGGAATGGATGTCTGCATCTTTACTCCTTTAAATGTAGAAATACTGCAAAAGAAGATAAGCCATTGGACAAGTTAGACTAATGTGCTACAGTAATAGAACATATATTTCAGGTTCACCTTATGACCTCAACAATGACCAAACAGGAATACTCTGTCTATTACGGGATAGAGGAACTTAAAAGATTACACACAGCACACAGTATTGCGTTCGATACAGAAACACTACAGCTACAACCAGAAGAAGGTAAGCTTAGACTATTACAGTTGGGGTGTTATTCTTCACGAACCATCGTAGTTATAGACTGTTTTGAACTTGAGAAGAATGACTGGAATTATATAGAGGATTTCTTTAGTTGTACCAATAGATATTGGTTAGCGCACAACGCAGTATTTGATCTTGGTTGGTTGCAGGAGCACGGTATATATCCTACTGGTTTTCTTAAATGCAGTATGTTAGCCAGCAGATTACTGACTAATGGTATTCCACAGACTAAACATGGATTAGATGCACTGGCTAAGAGACAACTAAACATGGATGTATCCAAAGAACAGCAGAAGTCAGACTGGGGTGCGGAAACTCTATCTAAAGAGCAACTTACATACGCTGCCAAAGATATTGAAGTACTACTTGAACTGGATCAGGTACTAGATCAGAAGATACGAACTGCCAGATTAGACAGGGCATATACCTTAGAGTGTCGGGCACTTCCAGCTATGGCTCAGATGTGGAGGACAGGATTACCCTGGAATCGTGAAGAACTACAGCAATGTCGTGTTGATTACGAAGATGACATCAAAGAATTAGGTAATGAATTTATTAGAGAACTTGATAATGATTTACCAGAGGGCAAGAAGTTACCACGAAATGATGATGGTTCGTTTAATTTACGTGCGAAAGACGAAGGCTCAGTCAGATTAGGTACTAAAAAATATGCAGGATTCAATATCAAAAGCTCAAAGCAATTATTAGAAAAACTTGAATTAGTTCTTGGTTACACTCCTGTAAATGGTGATGGTAAACCTAGCGTTGCTAAAGATGCTTTGAAGAATTGTGCTGCTGATTCGCCAACGATCCAAACACTTATGACTTGGAAACGTAGAGAAAAACGTAGGCAGATGATAGAGAGCATACAGGATAAGATGTCAGATGATGGATTTGTTAGGGCATCTTATATGCAGCTTGGTGCAGATACAGGCAGAATGTCCAGTATCAAACCTAATAATCAGCAGATACCCAGAGATTCAGAGTTCAGGCAGTGTGTTCAAGCACCTGAAGGTTGGAAGATAGTTGATGCTGACTTCTCACAGATGGAACTTAGGTTGGCTGCTGCACTGGCTAGAGACAAGAATATGACTGCTGCATTTAGACGGGGTGAGGATTTGCACGACTATACCGCTAATCAGATGGGATGTGATAGACAGATTGCCAAGTCTGCAAACTTTGGTCTGTTGTATGGTGCAGGAGCAGATGGTCTTAGAAAGTATGCAGGTAGCAGTGGTGTTGTTATGTCACAGCAACAGGCTATTGAGATTCGTGATAACTGGCTTACTACATATAGTGGTATTCGAGATTGGCAGCAGGAGATGAACTATACATCACGAGCCACAGAGAATGATGAGTGGGCTGAGACTAGAGTTCCAGTATCTAATATGCGTAGGTTCTTGAAGGGTGATCTTAACAGGACTACTGTTAGATGTAATACTCCTATTCAGGGTGCTGGTGCTGCAATACTAAAATGTGCATTGGGTAACTTATGGGCCAAAGTCAAAGATATAGGTGAAGATAAGGTAAGGATTGCAGCAGCCGTGCATGACGAATTGATTCTTTTAGTCAAAGAAGATATTGCTAATGAATGGGCTGAGATCTTAAAACAAACAATGGAGAGAGCGGAAGCGAAATGGTTGGGTGACGTTCCAGCATTAGCGGAAGTATCCGTTGGCGACAAATGGAGTGAGGTGCATTGACAACAGAACAAAAAATTCAGGCAGCTTTGAAACGCATTGATGAATTGAAGCTGCTTATTGAATACTGGTCTAAGACTAAGTAGAATACTACAAGAGTCAGGTGTGCTATGCAGGATGAGATAAGGGCTAATCTTATGAGGGATCTATATAAACAGATCCCCAAAGCCACAAATAAAGATCTAGCCAGTGCAATAGAGTATTTAAAGTCAGCTATTGAGATACGTTCAGGTAAATCACGGAAAAGGAGAGATGCCAGAAAAAAGTATAAGAAAAAGCAAATAGAGGCAGCCGATTTCCCTTTTTGGTGGTAGAGTAGTACAAGAGTAATATACTAGATGGCATTAAAACACGGAAACAAAAGTTACTATCAAGTACTGATCGACCCAAACAGATCAGAACTTATAGAAGAGCAAGCTGAAAAAGAGGGCATCCGTGGCACAGCCTGGGTCAGAAAAGTAGCTTATAAAGAACTGGAACGTATATATCCAAGTACAACATACAAGGTAGCTCAGGCTAAGGATGAATTAATGTGGAGAGAATCTGTGGAACGTAGAATACAGGGTAGAAAGTCTAAACAGTGAACAATAAGGATCTAATAGAAAACTATCAACACCAGCTTGCAGAGTTAGAAAGGCAATACTTTTTTGAGAATATGAATATAAAGGAATATTGTGTAAGATATGATGCTATTAACAAACGAATAAGTGAATTAGAGAATGAAAAGAATGGATACTCCATCTGGCAGAAAATTAAAGTTTTTACAGGACAACAGAAGAAAAAGTTTAGTCAGATTATTGCTGGATGTAGAACTGCGTGGGGTGGATCACAAAATATACATAACTAAAGATTTTAGAGCAGACCTAACTGTTAATGATGGGGATTGGATTAACGAGCATATAAGGACTGCTATTGTTAAACATAACTATGAAATAAATAGAATACCAAGACTACAGGTAAAGGACTTTACAATTAAAGAAATTAAAGAGTATGAAGACTCACTCGAATAAAATGCCAGTAGGACAAAAATTTAAAATCAACCAATCTGTAAAAAGAAACCATACTATTGGATATTCAGCCAGTAAATATTCACAATATACTGGAACGATCCAAGAAGCTCTTACACGTAAAAATAAGCTGGGAGTACCTCAGTATTACTACAAGGTTTTTTGGGAAGATGGAAGATCATCTGAACACGCTCAACATAGTCTTAAATCTGTGTAGTAAAGTTTTTTTCTTTTTACATTCATCTTTCATCTCTTTTAGTGCATGTAAAGCTTCAAGTTCTGCAATACGACCCAACATTCCTGCTAAAAATATATCTTGTCTCATTTGATGTCTAATTAAGTTTATGCAATGTTTTTTAACTTCATCTATATTTTGATTTTTTATTACTTCTCGACATCTTAATTCAACAGATAATTCTAATTCTGGTGTGGGTTCTTCAAAATCTATATTGAAGAAACTATCTGTAGTCATTTGATTATGTTATCCTTTCCAAACATATCAAAATTTGCTAGATTTGCCATAACTACCCTGTAGCCTTATATGCTACCTCCTCACACAAAGGGGTAGTTACTTATTATGGAAGAACAAGAAAAAGAAGGACATAGCCTGATTGCTAATGTAGTTCAGATGATTATTCTCTTTTGGAGTTTAGGAGTAATCTCATGGTCATATTTCAATCCAAATCCTACCAGGCAGATTGATACTACCTTTGCAGCAGGTCTTCTTAGTGCTGTGACTGCACAGTACGGTTTGAACATTAAGAAAAACAACGATAATAAAAAGCCAAAAGGTAAGATAGACATAGTAGATAACAAAGATTCCAAAGTAGGTATCAGTAACACATGATTAAAAAG